TGCAGTTTCATGAATCATCATTAACAAACTCATAGACACGCCGCCCAAAAATTTATCATGCATTGTGTCACCTTGTATAACATCTATCTTTGCATGTTTATCTTCGAATGGTTTACCTAATGGATAATTAAAATTCCATTTATTAGATTTAGTAACTTGATGTTTAAAGAAATCTAAAAATAAAGGTGTGCAACAATTCTTAACTATCGTTGCCATACTTAAACTCTTTTTGTGCAGCTTCTTCTAATTTTTCCATGACCTCTTTTGTGAAATATTTTTCTGGGTCATTATTAATTGTTTTGGCATATTGTTTAGTACCATCTGGTAATTCAATACGAGTCGATACTTGTTTGAAGATTCCATACTGCACTGCCAAATCAAGTAGTCCATAATACTTATCAAGTCCTTTATCATAAGTTAATAATACATCAACCATTTTATTTTCCATAGTCAATCTTGACTTATGATTTTTACAATGCACAATATTACCTACGACTTCTGTACCATCTTTAAATTTTTTCTTTGAAAGATATATGATACTTGAAGCAGCATACTTTAATCCACTACCACCACCCATTTCTTTAGTTGGGAACATTGAACCAATCACATCATATGTATGATTCGTTACAACCATTGGTACTTTTGCTTTTCCAAGTTTTAAAGTTAAAACTCTAAATGCAGCTTTGAGTATTTGTGCTCTTGACATATCTCTAGTTTCTTTTCCTGCCTCTGTATCTTCTACTTCTTTTGTAGTTGATAACATACCAAGTGAATCTAAACATATAAAAAGTGGTCTTCGAATATCTACATCTTGTTGCATGTATCTATCTAATACTTTTAATGCTTGATGTCTAAACTCTTGTACAGTTGTCACTGGCATTATCACCATTCTATTTGCATCTATACCTCTATCAACAACCATCTGTTTTGTGATTGCACTTTCTGATTCAAAGTATACAACACCAGAGTTTGGGTTTTGGTCTAAAAAGTTTTTGACCATACCCATAAGAAAGTAAGTTTTGCCTGTTGCACTTTCTCCTGCCAATGCAGTAATTTTATTTTGTGGAAGTCCACCATAAATTGAACCAGAGATGAGAGCATTAAAAATATGAGAACCTGTATCTATAAAGTTCTCTACATCTCCTGCTTCTACACCATCTGAAACTATTCCAGCGTATTCATTTCCTGTTTCTTTAATAACATCTTTTAAAAAGTCATTCATAACATGTTCTCCTATTTATTTTTAAAAATCTATACATCTACCTTTTTGTTCCCAATCGTTATATCGAGTTGGTTCTAATCCATCTTTTCTGCCACCAATTTCTTTTTTCTTTTTTTTCTTTTTAAATATTGCATCCCAATTATCAGAATATGTTTCTGGTGTAACCTGTGATGGTCTTCTTTTGCTTCCTTTACTCATCCATTATCACCATTAATACAACACACAAAACACCAACGACTATAACGGCAACAATCATACTACCAACACCCATTAGAAAAAGTCCTCTAGTGTTCCTTGTGTTCCATAACTACCATCAATCTGCCATTGTATAATACCTGTAATAAATTTTAGTGGTTCCATAAATGATTTTTCAAATTGCATATCATAATCCACTATACTATGTAAGTTTAGTTCTTCTGGTAATCTAGTCATAAATGATATTGATGTTGATTGATATGTGTTTGGTGTTTTCATATGTAAAAATTTAATCTTGTCACCCTCTTGTATATAAGGATATTTTCCTTGCAACTTTTTTTCTTTTAAAAGGTGATTATATAATATCGCACCTTTTACATGTATTGGGGCACCTTTCTTAAATAGATTATGTGATTCAGTCCATTTATTTAATCCATTTACTGAGCGTGGATACGCCACTATATCTGGTTGTAATTGCATAAACTCTTTTCTAAAATCTTGTATAAAATTATTTAACACTTTTGAATCTTTATTCATAATAATAACTAATGCTTCTTCAATCTTTTTACGACAAGGTGCTGGTGTTGATGACTTAACAGATTCAATACCCATAATTTTTAATTTAGGTTCTTTATAACGAACACCCTCAACATCATGTGCATTCAAAATATATCTTTTCTTTGCAACCCAAATTGCTTTATCAGCAATCACTTCTCTTTTCATTTGCATCTTTTGTTCATATGCATTTACATATTCAGCGAGTTCTTGATAAGCCTTATCAATAAAAGGTTCGATTTTATCTGTAGCCACTTTGTCCAAGAAGTTAACGATTTTGGATTTGTCTGATTCATCTCCTTTGAATACTTTGCCAACAAGTTTGTCAAAACAAATATACACTGAGTCTGTATCTGATGCAATAATGTAATCTTCGCCATCGGTTTCAAGTATTTTATTAAGATACCCATTAAGAGAATGTTCAATATACCTAATAGCAAATTGACCACTGGTAGTAATTGCTTCAGCAACCAAAAGATTATAATACCTAAACCAGACATTACCAATAGCACCATATGCACTATTAAGAGAAATCTTTTTGGCCATTTGGATGTTGTGGAATTTTGAAATTGTTTTTTTGAGTTTTGGGTCTTTAGTTCTTTCATAATCTTTTTTTGCCTCCAACATTAACTGTTTGAATTTTACTCTGTCATCATACATCTTTTGCATGAGTTCAGGTAGAAATCCTTTTTGAGTTGTTTTAAACAAAGCACCATTTGGTGTTAGAGTTACATCTTTTAATATTGATGTGTCTACTTTTTTGTCTAACAGTTTTTCTACAGACATATTTTTTATTTTCTTATCCGAAACTAATGTTTCTGGTGAAATATTATATTGCATCATTAAATGAGGATACAATGAATTTAAATCAAAAGACATTACCCATTTATGTAAGCCTACGATTGGATTCTTTACATATGCACCTTCAAACTTTTCATTTTTTTCTCTTTGAATTTTTTGTGGTATAACTATATTCTTTTTTCTTAGTTCATTGTAGATTAGTATATCCCAATATTTTACTGAACCTAATACATCCATATAATTTACTTTAGCATCATATGCCATAGTTAAACACAATTCAATAAGACCTAGTTTATCTTCTAGTCTATCAACGATTTCCACATCTTGTATATTGTAATCAATAAATGATTGAAAGTCTTTTAGATACCATTCTCTAAATGTTTCGTATGGATTATCATCTTTACTTTCACCTAACTCTAAGTGAGCAATATAATCTAGTCTATAACTTGCACGACTGGTATATGAATACTTTCGATACAAGTCAAAGTAATCTAAAGCAGATACACCTTGAATATCATAGACTTGATGTTTTCTACCCATTTGATAAACTTCTCTACTTGACACATTGCCCCAAGGCGAAAGTTTATTTATTTCTTTTTCATCATATAAATTTTTAATACGATTACATAGATATGGTATATCAAAAAATTCTGTATTCCAACCTGTAATGACATCTGGTTGATTCTTTTGCCAGAATGTTAAAAATTCTTGAATTAATTCCTTTTCAGTTTTACATTTAATATAAGTTACATCTTCTCTATCATTTTTATATTCACCTATACCCCACACAACAATTTGTTTATTTTGATGATTTTTAATTGTAATTGACAGCAGTGGTTCGATTGCATCTTCTGGATTTGGAAATCCATTTTCACATGCAACTTCTATATCAATAGTTACAATAAGAATTTTATCTACATCCCACTTTACAAAACTAGGATATTCATCTGCAATATAATTATATTGAAATAAAGTATTACCAAAGATTAAATGTGGTTGGTCTTCATAAGACTTCAACCATTCTTTTGCTTCTTTGATTGTATCATGTTTGACTGGTGTCACATATTGACCATCTAGGGTTTTATGTTTTGTTTCTTTGATTACTTTACAGAAAAGGGTAGGGGAATATTTAACCTTTCGATTAACTCTTTCACCATTTACATATTCTCTGACAAGCAGATTGTTGCCCCAAGGCGTTACATTTGTATAAAAGTTCATAATTTAGAGTCCAGTATAACTGGTTCAACAAGTTTTGTCAATGTATTATTTGTTTTCTTCTGATAAAAATTCTTCTGCCGTTTCTGGATAAAATGAATTCAATGTTGCAAGTTTATCGGATGCATCTGCCAACTTTGTCATTTCTAAATCCATTGCTCCAACTAAGTCTGGATGTTCTCCAATACCTACTGGATTGTTTATGTAAACATCAATGTTTGCTTTTGCAGCTGCAACTTCAGCTTCATATTTTTTTCTTAGTGCATTAATCATTATCTATTCTCCAATTATTTCTATCTTTAAAATGTTCTAGTATTTCTTTTACTAATCCTTTTTTAAGTTTTTCAATACCACCAAAACCTGGCATACTATTTACTTCTAGTATATAAGGTTGTTCTTTTTCTCTGTTTTTTGCTGGTATAAAATCTACACCAACTAGTCTACCATCAACAATTTCTGCTGCTTTCAATGCATCTCTTTCTTCTATTTCAGTTAATTTGATATCAGACGCTTCTGCACCTAAAGATATATTACTTCTAAAATCACCATCTGTAATTACTTCTCTTTTCATTGTTCCTAAAACTCTACCATCTAAAACTACAACACGAACATCATAATCTATTTCTATGAATTCTTGTATAATTAAAGGTAAATATTTACTATGTAATGATAACATTTCTACAGAGGCATTAAGTGAACGAAGACTTTCTATTATAACAACACCAACACCTGTTTGGGTGCCTGTAGAAGCTTTTAATATTATTGGAAACTTAGTGTTTAATTCTTTAACTGCTCTATCAGTATCTTCTGAATATGCGATTGGAACTGTTTTAGGTGTTCTAAGTCCTGCTTCTTTACAAAGAATGTCTGTTAAATATTTACTAGTACAAATATCCCAACACTTTGTGCTAGGTATCATTTGATAACCCTCTAACTCTAATTTTTTTATTGTATCTGTCCAATATCTACTATTAGTAAGACCTGGCGTTCCTAGTCCTCTTGGCATAATAAGAGTATTATCTAGGTCTATTTCTATTGGTGGTTGATAATCATCACTAATTTTTTTACTTTTATCTTTTCTATTTGGAAATATAACTTGACTTTCATCATCAAATGGGAATGAATTAATATATTGTTTTCCATTTTTTTTAGAAACATTAAAACCAACAAAATCTACATTAAACATTTTTATACCAGCAGCTTTAGCAGATTTTTCTAAAATCTTATTCATTTCATTTAATGAAGTATCTTTAACATCTCTGACAGATTCACCAGAATGATTAAAAACAATTAGTTTATAAGGTTGTTCATCTGATTGCTCAGATAGAAATTTTTTAAAGTCATCCATTATATATTTACTCTGAGTTAGGTTGCCATTTACCCATTGATTCTTGTTTACCTCTGTAATCTGCAAGTGCAGCTTTGATAGCATCTTCTGCCAATACTGAACAATGAATTTTTACTGGTGGTAGTGCAAGTTCTTCTGCAATGTCACTATTTTTAATTTTTAAAGCTTCATCTACACTTTGTCCTTTAACCCATTCGGTTAATAAACTTGATGATGCGATTGCAGAACCACATCCATAAGTTTTAAATTTAGCATCTGTTATGATACCATCATCACCTACTTTGATTTGAAGTTTCATTACATCACCACAAGCTGGTGCTCCAACCATACCTGTACCAACTGATGAATCATCCTTATCAAGTGTTCCCACATTTCTAGGATTTTCATAATGGTCTAAAACTTTATCTGAATATGCCACTACTCTACCTCTTTCTTTTTCCCTATGTTATATTTAGTTTCCAACATCCACTCATCTTTTTCTTTGAATGAAATAATTTTGATTTGACTTAATGGTGCAATCGGTTCTGGTGTACCTTTCATTGTAACTAAACCCCAATCACTTAGAAGTTTAACTATTGTATTTCTTCTAGCAATATCATTTTCTGATAAGTTTGTATCCTTACCATCAAGTGCAAATAATTCTTTAAAGTGAACGATATAATACTTACCTTGTTTATGAAGTATATGGCAAGACTGATATAGTTTCCTTTCTTTTCTAGAAGCAACTCCGATACGAGATAATGTTTCTCTAATCTTTAGGAAGTCATCTGGTTCTTTTAAAAGAACTTCAAACATCTGCTCCTGTGTCCATTGTATATTATTTTCCATGTTTACCGCCTTTATCTAAACTATTCATAATAGTCTTAATTTGTTCATCATTTAGTATACTGAGAGCTGATTTTGCTTTTTCATTACTATATCCATAATACTCTTTAACACATTCTAAATGTTTTTCTTTCTTCGCCTTTAGCCAAGGTGTATACCTTTGCCTTGTTCTTAGAGTATTTAGTAAAAAGTCAAACTGTAATTTCTTATCTGTCTGATGATTCATGTTCATTTCATTGACTAGAAAGATAGTATCTTGAAATGGAGCAAGACATTTGTTTACAATATAAGGTGGATATTTCTTCTCCCACATCTCATCTTCACCATCCATAAGTTTTTCTTTAGAAGTATTGATGGCTTTTAAATATTCTTTTAGTTCGTAACTCATTTGTGATATCCTTGTTCTATTACTCGCCATGGTATAGTGTCTGCATGATTAGTTTCGTTATATAAGTTTACACTATCTCCAGCAATTTGTATACCACTATCTTTTTTAAATCCTTTGTATGACATATTAAATGCAATACTTCTTCTTTCACCAGAACCTTGAAATGGATATACTTGATGGAATAAACTATTAGGAAATAATAAACACATGCCAGGTTTTGGTTTTACTACAAAAGAACCTGTTGTGAAAATACTATCAGTTTGACAAAATGTAAATTCTATTTCACCATCCTTATCTCTTTTGCCAGGTATGTTTCTAGGTTTCATAGCAGGAACTTTTAAATATAACACAGCACTTATCTGACAATGTGAATGATTGTGTTGTGGATTATATTCATTTTCATATTGATGCACAGTCCAAATGGATTGCATTTGAGTTTTAACATCCATAGCATCCCATAAATTTTTTTGACCACCATTTAAATAAGCTTGTTCAATATAACTTCTAGACAATGCATGAAAAATATCCATACATTTTTTTTCTTCTAACATAGAATGTGGTATTTCACTTTCTTTTTTTATAATACCAGCAAGTCTAGGTCCCATATCTCCTTTTTCTTTAACTTCATCAGCAATTCCATTAAGTTTTTTAATAAATCCCTCTGGTAATTGTGCCATCATAACTAAAGGCCCAAATGGTTTCATTATTTGTACTTTATCTATTTCCATTTCACATCCACCATAATTTCTGTTAAACAAGCCAGTAAGTTTATTTCTTGGTCTGCCACAAACGCTGACTGATACTGATACTTAGATAAGATAAGAACTGCATGAGGTATTGTACCAGCAGTAGCATGGTTATAAAGATTATCATAAATACGCCTGTAAATATGGACAGGGTCATTGTCAAGATTATGTACAATCCACTTTCGTACATTCGTGAATTCCTGAGCTTTGAGCGAGGTAATAAGTTCATTGATATTAACTTCCGATATGTTTACAAGAATCCCAGAATCTATTTGACCAGATGTGGAATATCTTTGTAGTTCATTTATTGTTCTACGCCAATCTGGGAAATATTTAGTCAATACTTCCATTACAACTCTTGGTTCATATTTTATATTCTCTGATTCAAGAATATTTTGAACACGACCAAAGAAGTTTTTTGCAAGTTTAGGTTTGTCATCTTTTGCAATAATAAAATCAATCACACTACATCTTGAATGTAG